TACAAAATATGGAGCTTTTACAGCAAAAGAAGGACAAACAGTATTATCTATGCTAAAAGAACAGCAAGAAGAAAATAAAAAGAAAGATAAGATAATAGATTTAATGTCAGAATGGATAAGTGAAAGATGTTTTTACAAAGACGATTATAGTAATAGTTGCGAAATAATACAAGATAGTTGTAGTAAAGAAGATAATTGCAAAGACTGTATAAAACAATATTTTGAAAGGAAAGTTGAGGAGAAGTAAGGTATGTTTAAATATTTATATGAAAAAGATTATAAAAATGGTAGCTGTCCAAAAAGAATATTATTTAATAGTGCAAACGAATTATTTAGGTATTTATTACAAGAAGATGAAAAAGTTTTCAATAATGGATTTGATAATGCAGAAATCAAATTATCAAGAATAGCGGTGAAGGAGTAAATATGGATATAAAAGTAGGAGATTATGTAAGAATTGACAATGACTTTAGAATAATTGCTTTAGGAATAGGAAAAGTAATAAGAACAAATCAAGATACAATATATGTAAAAATGAATTTTGAAATGCCTTTTTCTTTTAAAATAGAAGATATAACAAAACATAGTAAAAACATAATAGACTTAATAGAAGTAGGAGACTATGTAAATGGTTATAGAATAGATAATATTATAAATGGAGTATTGGTCAATAGGGCAGTTGGTATAGATAGAAGTGGGGCGCTTACACCAATAGTACAATATGAACAAGATATTAAAACAATACTAACAAAAGAACGATATATGCAAAACTGTTATACAGTAGAAGGGAAAGAAGAATGGAAGAAGATATAAAAAAGAAAATTAATCAAGTAGAAGATTATTTATATGATATAGGATTAGATTTAGAATATGCAAAAGATGAATTAAATAATCTTTATGAACTATTAAAAGAAAAATCAACAAACGGAATAAAAGACATAAACAATTTTAAAAGAGAGCTAAAAAGAGATGGATTATATTCAGATAAACTTGAAGAATTTATAGAACAATACATGAATTATTATAACAAATAAAGAAAGGAGAAATAAACTATGAAAATAAGATTATTAAATATAGATAATGATGATGAAACAATATGTGAAATTGAAACAGAAACAGATTTAGAAGGAACATTAATGATAATAAATGATATAACAAGGTACTGTATCTTAAATAATATATATGAAAGAGCAAATAAAAAAATATTATATGACATAGAAGTAGATACATTAGAAATAAAAGTAAGAAGCATATAAAAGAAGGGGTTACAATGATAAATGATAAAATGAATAAAGGATATAGATATATGGTTTATAACAATATAAAGAAAGAATATCAATTTCCTAAAATATGTGAAACAACAGAAAAAGGTGCAAATACCTTATTGTTTAAATTTATTGGAAATGATGCAAGAAAATATAGATTTAAAGTTGTAAAAGTAGAAAAAGAAAAAGCTTACCAGATAGTAAAAGACTTAAAAATAAAATATAAGGCAGAAAGAATACATAGAGAGATAGAAAACATACCGTTACAACAAATAATAAATTTAGTTAAAGAAAATGATAGATTGTCAAAACACAAAATGCAAGAAGATACAATAAATATAAAGACATACAAAGGGTGGTGCAGAGAATTAGAAGAAAAAGAACATATAAAAATACTAGACGAAGATGGATTTAGAAACATAAAAAACTTTAACGAGAACATGAAGTTTACAAAACAAGAATTTGCTAAAAGATTAGCTAACTGTACAATAATTTCATGTTAAGAGGAAAGAAACGGTTAGTTACTGGAGAGGATTGATAAAATGAAAAATATAAAAGATATTAAAAACACATCTGGACTTAAAATCATAGCAGAAGGAGAAGATGGATTTGCAGGGATAATATATACAAAAGTTAGTTACAAAAACGGAAAACCAAAGTTTGAGAATGAATTATTTTTTATATTTAGCACAGGTTGTAGTTTTGAACATCTAAGTGTATCTACTCTATCTAGATGCCCAACTTGGGAAGAAATGTGCTATATGAAAGATGTTTTTTGGAATGATAACGAAGTTTGTATGCAACTACACCCTAAGAAAGAAGAATATGTAAATAATCATGACTATTGCTTACATATATGGAAACCTATTAATCAAGAAATACCAACACCACCTAGTGTCTTAATAGGTATAAGAAAAGGTCACGAACTTGAAGATGTGGAAAAAATGAAAGAATTAAGAAAAGAAATATTTAATAATGAAGGAGTTTAATATGATAACGAAACAAGAATTTGTTGATATTATTAAAAGATTGAGAGATTATAACGATTTACAGAACAAAATAGATGGTTTATTTAAAAACAATATAGAAAATGAAGAAATGGATTTTATGAATGCAGGTAGTATATGTATAGGACATGAAACAGTAGTAGTGAAGTTGTTAGAAAATATGTTTAATGACAAAGGAGAAGTAATAAGTTGGTGGATATATGAGTGTAATTATGGTAGAGATTTTAGCTTAGGAGATTTAGAAGTTGATGGGGTAGAAATAGATTTAACTACACCAGAAAAATTATATGATTATTTAATATCAGAAATGGGGAATAACGATGGAATTAACACATAGACAAAGAAAACAACTAAGTAAAATACTTATACAAAAAGATGAAAAACAGTTAATGAAATGGATAGATGATGTACACAATGGGATAATAATAGAAAGTGAACAAAAATCGAAACAATTGATAAATGATTATTTAGACTTATATGGTATTACAGTGGCATATACTTTACATTATGTATGTGGATTTGGAAAGAAAAGATTAACTGAAGTTATGTCAAGAATATGGAACAATATAGACTGTTTCAAAGAAGGCTATTTAAGTATAGATGACTGTGTAAATGAATTAAAAGAGTATGGAATAACTTTCACAGAGATAGTAAATAGTAAAAATAAAATAAAATGGAAGGAGCAGTAATATGGAACTAGATTTTCTATTATCTAAAAACAGATATAATATCATACAAACATTAAAAAATATGTTTTTAGGAATTTATATCGTTGTAGCAACAATAACTATACTTATTCTTACATTAATGCCAAGTCCATATAATATATTTCTTATACTTTTTGTACAGCTATTAGCTATAGTGAATATTATTGAAGAGTACATAATGCAAGAAATAAAAAAGAGATTAGATTTTGAAAAAGGAATAGAAATATATAGAAGAACTGGTGCAATACCATATGAATTATTTCACAATATTATAAAACCAGTTAATCGAGATAATTTTCACATTTGTAGAGAATTAGATAATAATCAAGGGAATATATCAAAATGGAGTATATATAGAAAAGACATGTCAACAGAGGACTATTTCAGTAAAGAGAACAATGCTATATTAACAGAAAAAGACGGACTTTTAAGTTTAATTTTTTTCGCAAAAGGAGAAGAAAAGAATGCAAAAAGTTTCAAAAGAAATAAAAAAACAAATGGAAAGAGAACTAAGACAATATTGGACTAATAAAAGCAAACTAGATAGATTAATAAAACAATCCAGTTGCAGTACAAGAACATTACTATATTGTCAAGAAAGAATTAACTATGTAGAAAATGTAATAAACAGGCTAAATAGTTTTGAAAAAGAAGTATTTGAACTAATATTTAAAGAAAACTGCGATTTTACATATTGTGAACAGATGAAACACATTAATAAGAATACTTACTACAATATATACAATAAATCTATATATTATTTAGCACAAGAATTTGGAATAATTTAAAGAGGGCAGAAAAAATAGGGAAAAATAGCCCTTTTTTTTTGATACAATTAATATGGTAGTAATGTAGGTAATGAAAACTTACATACTGTCTTAGTAATTTATCATTTTTTCTCCTGAAAAGAAGAAATAACCCCAAGTATTCGTGACCAGACTGGAAAAGTCAAAATCCCAAGGTTACGGTGGTGTAAGAGTAGTAAGCGTCTACTACTCTTTAAATAAAATATTAACGATACTAGCTAATTAATATATCCTTCTTTCGCTCGTATAAACTAAGAAAAATAATGTTTTTCTAATATTTTATAAGCAAATTTCCTTTTAAATAAAATTTATCATAGACAATGCTAGTTAAGTCTATATATTGCGATTGTAGAGAAACGGTATCTCGCTAGTCTCATAAACTAGAGTAAGTTAGTTCAATTCTAACCATCGCAACCAAGCCCCATAACTGAAAGATAGAGAGGGCTTTCATGGTTTCATTTTATTTTTGTAGCTATCATTAGTGTAGTGGTGGAATAGACATATTACGTTTAGTGCGTAATATGGTAAAACTAAACGGCGGTAGAGTACGGTGGAAAGACCCATTATCGCTGAATGGTAATAGTAGACACTGTGCAGGTGCAGAATAACGCACGAACATAATTGACCTTAAATAGATTATGAAGTAGTGGCGGAGATATCCCAGTAGATAAGTTTAAGTAAAGCTCAAAAGTTATTCATATAAGGTGCAAATCCTTATCTACACTAACTAGCAAAAATCACTATAAATAGTATGTAGGATAGAACAAATTATATCTTACATAGTGTTTATATAAAAAAAGAAAGGAAAAAAACATGAGAATAATGATAAGTCAGCCAATGAAAAATAAAAGTTCAGAACGTATAAGAAGGGAAAGACAACAATTAGTAGAGGAGTTACAAAAACAAGGACACTATGTAATAGATACAATATTTACAGAAGAAGCACCAAAAGATTGTGACGAAAGTATTTATTATTTAGCAAAATCAATAGAGGCAATAGGAAAAGTAGATGCTGTAATATTTATGCCAGATTGGGAAAATGCAAGAGGTTGCAGAATAGAACATCAAGTAGCAGCAGATTATGAAAAATTTATAAAAGAGCTATAGATATTGAGGAGTAAATATGAAATTTGTAATAAATAATACAGAATGGAACATAGAAGAGCTAGAAAAAGAAAAACTAGATGAAATGTATAAAGAAGAAAACGAAGGAAAAGTATATTATACCTTCGGTGTAACTAAATATCCAATACATACTATTTATATAAATAAGAATATGTGTACTTCTCAGAAGATAAGAACATTAAAACATGAATTAGCACATTGTTATATGTGGAGCTATGGATTATATAACGTAACAGAAATAACAGAAGAGATATTATGTGACATAGTAGCATGTAGTAATGATTTTATAAATGAAATAGTAGAACGATACATAAAAGAAGTAGAAAAGGAGCTTGTAAATGACTAATGCACAGAAAAGATTTTGTGATGAATACTTAATAGACTTTAATGCAACTAGGGCTTATAAAGTAGCTTATAAGAGCTGTAGAAAAGATGAGACGGCAAATGTTAATGGTAGTAAGTTACTAAGAAACACTAAGGTTAAAGAGTATATAGCAGAAAAGCAAAAAGAAATACAAGAAAGAAACAAAATCACACAAGATACAATAATACAAGAATTAGCAAAAATAGCTCTTTTTAACATAAAAGACATTTACAATGAAAATGGTACATTGAAAAAAGTTACTGAATTAGACGATGACACAGCCAAAGCAATAAGTGGAGTAAAGATACTGCAAAAAGCAGGAGCAATGAAAATATCTTTAAGTAAAACTAACGATGAAATACCACTTGAACATATTCCAGAACAAACAGTTGAATTCAAAACAAACGATAAGACAAGAGCACTGGAATTGCTAGGAAAACATCTTGGAATGTTTAAAGAAAACGTAAATCTCACTCAGGACAAGCCTTTTGAGGTTAATATCAATGTAAAAAAGAAAAATTAAAACATATTATGTTAAGAATAGCAATATCAATACTTACAGGCGATAAAATGCCAATTCTCCACGGGAGAAATACCCACTTAATTAACATAATAAGATTATGAAAAGAGGAGTTAATAAAAGGAAAAAGTGATGATTAAAAATAAAATATGGAAAAAAATAAATTACATGCCTAATTATTTAATAAGCAACTTTGGAGACGTAATTAATATTAAAACTAATAAAACTCTTAAACATCAAATAAAAAAAGGTTATCATCGTTTAGAAGTCACAACTATATATGGAAGAAAACATTTTTTTGTTCATAGATTGGTAGCAAAGGCGTTTATTCCAAACCCAGAAAATAAACCTCAGGTAAATCATATTAATGGTAATAAAAATGATAATAGTGTAGAAAATTTAGAATGGTGTACAAATTATGAAAACGCTCATCATGCTATAGATAAAGGGTTGTGGCAAAACGTTTTTAAAGCATCACAAAAAACAAATGAAAGTAGAAAAATAAAATGTAAAGCAGTAAATAAAAGCACAGGAGAAGTAATATATTTTAACAGTATTTCAGAAGCTGAGAGATATTTTAACGACAGACATATATGTGATGTATTAAAAGGCAAAAGAAATACTGTTCATGGATATATAATGCAATATGTTTAATGGAGGTGGTGCTACCAAATGGATATAGATATTACAGAAAAGCAAGAACAGTTTATTAATTCAGAAGCTTTTGAAACTCTGTTTGGACGGCTAAGGTGCAGCAGGTCGGACGGCAAAAGTTATGGACAACTAGTAGATGGATTGCTATATGCATTAACTTACCCTAAGTCAAAACAAATAATATTCCGTACAACATTTCCAGAATTAGAAAAATCAATAATAAGAACTAGCTTAGAATTTTATCCAAGAGACGTAGCAACATATAATAGCTCAAAACATACATGGACATTTAGAAATGGAAGTATAATAGATTTTTCATACATAGCAACAGAAAAAGATGTTTATCAATATCAATCAGCAGAATATGATGTAATTCGATTTGATGAATTAACACATTTTACTGAATTTATGTATACATATATGATTTCAAGATGTCGTGGTGCTAATCCATATCCAAAAAGAATAAAGAGTTCTACTAACCCAGGAGGAGTAGGACATGAATGGGTAAAAGAAAGATTTATCAATTCAGGAGAGCCGAACAAAGTACACGAAATTACATTAGAAAATGGCAAGAAAAGTACTGTTGTATTTATTCCTTCTTTAGTACAAGACAATATATTCATGATGGATAGCGACCCAGATTATATTAACAGACTTGAATTGTTACCAGAAAAAGAAAGAAAAGCACTTTTATATGGAGACTGGGATATATTTGATGGTCAATTCTTTAGTGAGTTTAGACGTGATATACATGTGTGTGAACCATTTGTAATTCCAAAAGATTGGAGGATATTTAGAACTAGAGATTACGGACTAGATATGTGTGCAACTTTATGGATAGCAATGGACTATCACTTAAATGCTTATGCTTATAAAGAATTCTACGAACCAAACTTAATTGTATCTGCAGCAGCAGAGAAAATAAATGCTATGACAGATGAGAAGATAACAACAGATTATGCTCCACCAGACTTGTGGAACAGAAATAAAGATACAGGAAAGAGTACAGCAGATATATTTGCACAAAATGGTCAATATTTAACTAAAGCAGATAATAATAGAATAACAGGTTGGCTTGCAGTACATGAGTGGTTAAGAGTATTTAATGATGAACAAGGGATACCAACTTCTAAGCTAAAGATATTTAGTAATTGTACAAACTTAATAAGAACATTACCTGCAGTACAACATGACGAAAAAAATCCTAATGACGTAGCGGTTGAACCACACGAATTAACACATATGCCAGATGCATTAAGATATTTCTGTACAATGTGGCAAACACCAATGAGTAAAAGAATTATATTGCCGAAAGGAACTTATACTGAGACTGAGTTAGAGGATTTAGGATATAAAGATATAAATACACCTATTAATGTACATGTAAATAAACCAATTTCAAGGAGGAGAAGATAATGGAATTACTAGTAATAACAGCATTAATTCTTTTATTTACTTTAAATATGGTAGCAATATTTTTGTTAGATAATACACTAAAAGAGTTGCTTAAACAAACAAATCAAGTAAATGTAGAAAATATAGAACATTCTAACAAAGAGCCTAAAGCAAGAATAAGAGCAAGAATAGCACCTACAGATTTTAGTAACGTTTTAAATGGACGAGCTTATGACAAATATAAGAATAAAGATGGATTATATGAACCAGTGAAACAAAAAGGTGGAATACCATTACAAACTAACAAAAAAGAGGAGTAGTGTATGGAAGATAGAATAGAGCAAGCAAACGAATATGACGAGATTGTAAAGCAAAAGAGAGCTAAAAGAGCAGCATTAATGTCTGAAAAAGAGATTGAAGAAGCGGAACAATTTATCATATGGTACAGAAGAGCTTATGAAGATAAGCAAAGACTTGGTTTAATGAAAAAGTGGGACGACATTGCTAAATATTGGGAAGGCGATTTCGATTACAGCGACGAAGATGACCCAGCACCAAACACAAACATTACAAATGCAAATGTAGAAGGAAAAACAGCATTGCTGTGTGACCAAACACTAGCAATACAAGTAGACCCAAGAGAACCAGGAGACAAACCATTTTGTGACCAAGTAAGAACTATTGCAGACTTTATAAAAGATAAGAATAAGATGTATCGTAAGATAGAAGTACACGAAAGACGTAGAGAAATGACTGGAACTGGTATATTTAGAGTTTTATGGAATTTTGACAAATTAGAAGGAAAAGGACTTCCAATAATTGAACCAATACACCCATCTAAATTATTCATAGACCCAGCAATAACAGATGTGTACGACATACAAGAAGCTCAATACATAATAGAAGCAAAAGCAAAGTCAATTTATAGTGCAAAGATGGAATATGGAGATGACATTGCAGATTGTATAATAGCGAACTATGACCCAATAGAAAATTTAATTCAAAATAGCGAAGAAGAGCAATACGTATATTTACTCGTATGGACTAGATACAAAGAAAATGGAAAAATTAAATTAAGACTAGTAGAAATGTCAGCAGATGGAGTTATTCTGAAAGATACTAAAAAAGAATTAAAGAAAGTATCTGAAAAAAGAGAAAATGAACTAATAGAAAAGCAAACTAAACTATTAGAACAAGGAAAGACTAAAGAAGCTAGCGAATTAAAAGCAGAAGAGTTGGAACTATTTCCAAATAGTAAATATCCATATTTTCTAACTCCAGATATGTATAGAGAAAATACGGTATGGGCAAAAGCAAGTGCAGAATTAGTACTTCCTATATCAGACCAGATAGACGAACTTGACGACAGTATATTAAGAAATGCAAGACTAACTGGTAACCCAATACCAATAATTGAAACAAGTTCTGGTATAGATGCAGAAAAAGTAACAAATACACCAGGACAAACAATAGTAGCAAATAACATAAATGGTATGAAGTGGTTACAGCCACCTAACATACCACAATATTTAATAGAAAAAAGAGCAGATACAATAAACAATGATAAAACAATTGTAACAAGATTTAGCGACCAAATGATTGGTAAACAACAAGCAGGAGTTGGAACAGCTACAGAGAGCTTAGCATTGCAAAATTCAGGTAATAGCATGATTGAACACAAAAAAGGTTTATTACAAGAAACATTATCCGAAGTGTTTGAATATGCAATAGAGTTAGCACTACTTAACTGGAATACAACAATGATATTTAGAATTGTTGGAGAAGATGGAAAAGATAAGTTCACATCATTTAATCCAGATGGGCTTAACAGAATTCCTATTCTTACAGAAGCGGATACTGAATACAGAAATGCATATAAAGAAGCACATAAAGATGCTAAACCAGAAGATTACGAATATATGCAAGTATATAATGAAACAAGACAAGTTATGTTTGATTTAAGTGTATCAGTTGGTGCAGGATTACCAAACAATAGAGCATACAGATATAGTATAGTAAGACAATCATATGTAGATAAGGCTATAACAACTCCAGAGTATAGAAATTGGTTAGTAAAACAAGTGGGATTAAATATTCCAGAAATACCAAAAACTATACAAGAACAACAGCAGATTGGAGTATATGACCAAGAAACAATTGAAAAGACACAACAAGAGCAAGCATTACAACAAAGTATGAATGCAGGAGTTGAAGGATTAAATGCAAATGGTAATGTACAGACTAGTTATTTAAGAGAGATTTAAAAAGGGGTCGAAAATGACCCGTTTCAGAAAGGAGTATCAAGATGAATTATCACGGATATGAATTAGAAAATGGACAAGTTTGCAAATGTGGTTATGAATTTAAAATAAATGATATAACAAAACTACAAAGAGTTGGCGAAACTTTATATGGTGGAGCAGTAAAACATTTAAGCAAAACAAACTGTCCATGTTGCAATAGAGAAACATTATTACTTTTAAAGCAACAAGGTCAAACTTATGTTATTAAAGGAATAATGCAAAAAGAATTATCAAAAATAGATAATAGTACAAATACATCTACAAAAGAAGTCACAGAAGAGCCTAGAATAAATTCTGAGGAGTCTGAGACGATAAGTAATGAATTTATATGTCCAGTATGTAAAAGGATATTTAAAAACAAATCTGGGCTAACAAATCACATGAAAGTACATTAAATTGATATTAATATTTTATTTTAAATAAATTAGAGGAGAAAACCTGGCTAAAAATCACTAGAGTGACATAACACTGGCTAAAAAATGGAAAGGAGCTAACATGGAATTAGACGGAATTGATTTAGGTACAATACCTGTAAACACAGAAGATGGAATTGCATTACCAACAGTTGATACTGGAGATAACGATACTGCAAATAATGATGTAGTAGATGATACAATCCAAGATAATCAACCAGAAGATAATCAAAATCCACAAGAGCCAGAAGATGACAAAAAAGTTAATCTTCAAAAAGGCGTAAACTATGAGAGAAAATTGAGAAAAGCTGCTGAAAAAGAAAATAGAGAACTTAAAGAACAATTAGCTCAATTAACTCAAAAAACTAACACAGCACCAGAAAAGAATACAGTAGACGAATTGATAGAAGGTGGCGTAGACCCTGAAATTGCAAAGTCAATAAGTGCAGCAATAAATAAAAAGGACAAAGGCTCAGAGCAATTAAAGAAAGAACTTGCAGATATGAAGTTTAAGCTAGAACTATCAGAGAAGTCTAAAGATAGTGAATTTTCTGACATATTAGAGCATGAGGACGAAATAAGACCTTTAGTCGACAAAGGCTTAAGCGTAGAACAAGCTTATTATGCAGTAAATCACAATAGGGTTCAAAATACTAATAGGGAGATAGAAAAGAAAGTAGAGGCAAAGCTACAAAATAATCAAACTAGAAAAGAAATTCTACAAAATATTAATTCAAATGGAGGTAATGCAGTAAAAAATACTGACAGTACACCAAAAGCAACAGCATTAGAAATAGCTGCAGCACAAATGGCAGGAATTGATATTAAAGATTATTTAGCAGCTAAAAACTCTAATTCGATTAATGATTATGACGAATACAATAAGAGAAAAGTAAAATAAGTTTTCATTCCTATATTTACCTAAAAAATAAATATAGGAGGTGGCTAATATGCCAACAACAGCACAAATGCTAACAAGAGAGAATTTTGCTAGCTTATTAACACCAATACATAAAAAAATATTCTTTGATTCTTACAACGAAGTACCAGCAACTTACAAAAAGATATTTAAAACAGATAAAATGAGAGCTAAACAACAAAGCTATCCACACTTAGGAGCTTTTGGTTTATGGCAAGAAAACACAGAAGGTCAAAAGTTCAATCATGACAAATTCGACGAAGGAGAGACAGCTTTATTTGAAGCAAAAAGATACGATAAAGCTTATCAACTTACATGGGAATTAGTACAAGACGACCTTTATAATGTTATGGAAGGTATAGGAAAAGGTGGTTCTGCTAAAGCTTTAGGAAGAGGTTTAAGAGGAACTGAGGAAACACATACATCTAATGTAATCAAAAATGGATTTACTAATGTAGGTTATGATGGAGTATCTTTATTCTCTGCAAACCACCCATTGATAAATGCTACAGGAGTAGTTTCTAACTTAATTCAAGCAGAATTAAGCGACCAATCTTTAAAAGAAGCTATGACATTAATGAGACTACAAAAAGACGAAGCAGGATTACCAATTGTTGCTTCTGCTAAAAGGTTAGTAGTATGTCCAGAATTAGAGTTTGTTGCAAAAGCAATAGTAAATTCTATTTTACAAAGTGGAACAAACTTTAATGATGTAAATACTGTACCAAACTTAGAAATCGTAGTATGGGATTACTTAAGCGACCCAACAGGACTTACAAAACCTTGGTTCATTCAAGACCCATTATTTGAAAACTTGCTATTCCTAAGAAGAGAAGCACCTATCTTTGGTTCAGAGAAAATCTTTGACCAAATGGACTACAACATGTATGGTTATACACGTTATGATGTAGGATACTGTGATTGGAGAGGATTAGTTGGTTCTACTGGTACATCAACAACTGCTTTAGGTAGTTTAGATGTAACACTAGCTGCAGGAGCAGATACTACTCATACTAAAGTAACAAATGTTACTGGAAATAGTAGTGGAACTTTAAAATATAAAGTTGGAGCTTCTGTAAATAAACCAAGCTATGGAGATTCAGCAAGTGATTATACAGCATTACTATTAAATACAGATATAGCTTGTGCTTCTGGAAACAAAATTGTTGTTGTTGAAGTTGATGCTCTAAATAGAGTTGTAAAATCAAGTAACGTAGAAAACGTTGTTGTAGGAGCATAACTAAAAGGGAAGCAGTTCTTGTTTCCCTTTATTTTTTTAGATTTTACGAAAGGAGATTAATATGTCAAATTCTTTTGAAGAAATAAGCAAATATACAGCTCAAAGTGGTGGAAGACCAGATTCAAATTTATCAAATGATTCTAACCATTTAGGAGGAATTGCAGCAGAAGAATATGCAACAAAATTATGGGTTAAACAATATCACGAAAGAGCAGAATTAGCATTAAGAAAATATATAGATACACAAGATGCTTCAATATTAGAACAAGCAAAAAGATATGCAGATTCTGCAATAGGAAGTCAAGATTTTTCACAATTTGCTAAAATTTCAGACTTACAAACATTAAATAAAAATTTAACAGCAAAGATTAATAAAGTAGCAACAGACCAAAAAGCATATACAGATTCAAAGATAAAACAGGTTGTATCAGATTCAAATGCTAATTTTACAGAGTTAGAAAATGCAATAAAAAGCACAAATAAAAATGTGTCTAACTTAAATACAAGTTTGAATAATAGTGTAACAAATATTAATAAAAGTATAAATGGCATAAATTCAAATATAGATAAACTTTTTCAATCTGTCAGTAGTGGAAAAGGCTTAATAGCAGGGGCTATTACTGACAAAGGAATTAAAACCTCTGCTAATGATAGCTTTTCTACTATGGCAAACAATGTAAGAAAAATACAGACAGGATTAGATACATCAGATGCTACAGCTACAGCAGGTGATATATTAAGAGGAAAAACTGCATATGTTAATGGTAAAAAAGTATATGGAACTTTTGTTTATAGTGGCAATAGTGGTAACCAATTTAATCCAGATAACCCTTATCCTATGACTGGAAATGCTGAACTTGTTTATGAAGAATCGGAGGATAGACCTCAGGTTTACGCAGGCGTAAAGAATAGTAAAATTGATTATAACTGGGTAACTGTAACTGGAGATGGAAATGTTATGGTTATTTATAATAAAAACACTCAAACGCTAGAAACATATTACAGAATGAGCAGTGATGGAACTTTTGGAAAAGTAGAAAATCAATATGGAGAAGTAAAAACACCAGATTTCAAATTAATTGATTTGGGAATACCTGAGGACATTATAAATAATTATAACGTACTAGAAATTTCATGTTCAAGAATGAATTCTGACGAAAATTATAGTGGATATGAATGTAAATTAGCAATACTTATGAGCCAAAAAGAAGCAAATAACCCAAATGGAGCTGTAAGAGTATATGTATTTACTTTAACTACATCTTTAAACAGTGGTTCTTCTGTAAAGATTCTTGCAAATGAAACTTACGAAGCAGGGGTAGAAGGAAGTACATCACAAGAAACTATGTATAAAAGATGGCTAATTATATCTGAGGTTATAAATTATTCAGCTGTCAGTCCAAAAATAACTTGGAGCCCATATTCAAATAAACTTGCTGTAACATATCAAAAGGCAAACAATGGTACAAATTGTATAACGAAAATATTCGATTTTTCATATTATATTCAAGATACAAATAAAAATGAAGGATACGGATATGTCAGAGAGTTAGATAACATACAAGGTGCTGCAAATGTGACTTTCTTAAACAATGATAGAATTGTTTATTTAAAAAAATATGAAAACTACAATTCAAGCTATGGTTTTTTTGCTATATATTCAGAAAACTTTACAAAAATATCGGAAGTTAAACTGCCATCAGGAGTTAACGTATATGACTCAACTTTAATAACACCAAATGCTCTATATGCCGTTAGCTCAAATCTAATAGAAAAACTTGTAGTTGATTATATTAATGGAAAAGTAGAAGTTGGAGATACAATTTGGCAAGCAAGTAATTCAGAAGAATATATAGCAATGGGTACAATATATGGAGACAAACGAAATATTTTTAGTTTGACTGGCAAATATTTATTTACTTCACACTATGAGTATAAAAATTCTAAATATTATTACAAAGTTTTTTGCTATCAACTCAACTTTGAAGGAGCACAAATAGTCACAAAATTATACGAACACGATATTTTAATTACATATGGTACATATTTAAGAACTATACCAGGACTTAAAGGCATATTTTTTGTATCTGGACGAACTGAAAATGGAGTTGAACCTACACCTTTTGTATATACATATTCAATGATAGAGGTTTCTTTTAATAGGCAAAAATTAATTGGCTTAAAATATAACGGCGACATGTACTATAAAGATTTTTCAAGTGCAGGAAGATTAAGTGCTTTGGCTACAGATGTTAAATCTGGCAAAACCTTTATAGGAAACATGGGCGTAGTAGAAAAAGGAAGTTTGGAGGTGCAATAATGAGTGACATAAGGAATTTAGTAAAAATGAAAGAATTACAAGATATGTTCTTTTATACATTTGGAATAGTACCACTTCAAAACTATGGAGTTGTTGGAGATGGAACAACAGACAATAGATTAAATATACAACAAGCTATATATGATGCAATAGAAATAGGTTCAAAATATATATTTGTACCAAAAGGGGAGTATTACTATTCAAATACATTGTTTAGAGCAGATGAAGTTATCTTTGTTGGAAATAATGTAAATGCAAAAATAGAAGGCATAGAAATAAGACAATTTCCAGAATTATGGAGTGAATCACAATCTACAACACCTGCTTTAATTCCTATTGCAGGAGTTGTAATTTATGCAGGTAAAGGTAGCGTTCCTTCAAATTATTTAGAGTGCAATGGACAAGCTGTTAATACTATTAATTACATTGCTTTATATTCTAAACTAAATAATATTGTTGTAAATGAAGATACGAGCTTGCCTGAGACTTTTAATATTCCTAATTTAAGTACAGGACAAGCAAATACAAAATATATTATAAGAGCTAAATAGGAGGTGTAATATGGCTACAATAAGTAAAACTACAGTAAGACAAGTATTAGATGATATTAAAGTAAGATTACCACATGAATACAGCGAAGAAAGTTTGTTTTTGTGGATAAATGAGACAATGAAAAAAATATATAAAGATTTAGCAATACAAGAGTTTTATACATTTACTACAAGTGCTAATCAAGAGTTATATTCACTTCCAGAGGATTGCCAAATAGAAATGATTACAGGGGTAACTATCTCAAATAATGAAAAAGACCAAAATAATAAGTATGAGTGGGGTGGATTTAGTAAGTTAAGACCATATATACCTAATCAAAAAATGAGTGAACCTGGATATTATGACGGAAGAGAAGGATTAATTGGTATATATCCTGTGCCACAAGGAGTTAGAAAAGTAGATATTTATTACAGAAAAAAGCCTAAAATGGTTACTTCTTTAGATAATTACATAGAATTAGACGACAATTATATAGATTTAGTTAAATATAACATCATGTCTATTATAGCAATGTCAGGACACAATCCAGATGTAGAACTAGCAAATGAATATATACTTTTATATAACAATTTAGTACAAAAAGCTAATGAAAATAAATATGAACAGCAACCAGGTTATCCAATTATAAATAGATTATACAAATTTAAAAGGAGGAGATAATATTGCAAACTAACCCATATTTACAAAATGTGCAAGTAAAGAGTAGTAATCAAATTAACTATTTATCTGGTGGTATAAGTAATATTTATCCTCCACAGGCAATACAAGATGATGAGTGCCAAGATATGCATAATATGTGTTTAGACAATTATCCCGCAATAAGAACTAGTATAGGAAGAACAATGGTAAAAAACCCAGGATTAAAAGGTGCAGATATTAAATATTTTGGAGTTGCAGGAATAAAATATTTATTTTATATACAGGGAACACAATTAAAAGATATGCAAGGTACAATAATAGCAAATAACATTGTAGGAAATAAATTTAATCATGTTTATTATGCAGATGGTAACAACGAATATATGATTTTATATGGAGATGGTGTAACACCAACAAGACACAAATTGCCATTATCTTCACTTAATACTCCTGAAATAGTACCACTTCCAAAAGATAATGATAAAAAAGATATTGTTTTTGAACATATGTGCTATCACAAAAATAGAATGATGGCTAGCAAAGGAAATATGTTGTACTTCAGTGCGTTACAAAATCCTATGGACTGGACTAGTACAGAAAACAGTAGAGAAGATAGAGTACCTAACTGTAATCAAATAACAGGATTGGTTTCTTTTGATGATAAATTAATTGTATTTTCGCAAGAAAACATGCATTTATATTATGGTTCAAATGTTATGGCAGGAAAAGCAGATTCTTACACTTGTGTTTCATTAGACAATAATATTGGCTGTTATGACCAGTGTACATGTAAAGTACATAATTCAATGCTTTATTGGTTGTTTGGTCGCTCTATTTATGAATATGATGGAAGTTCAATAAGACAGATAGAAGAACCAACTGGTAATAATAGCGTGACAGGAGGAATAAAGCAATATATTTATGGAATTACGATAAATGAAGCTAGAAATATAAGTGTAGCTGCAAGTGAAAATAAAGTATATTTTTGGTTTCCAGATTATAAATTCTTTTTAATATTTGACCAAAGATTAAGAAAATGGACTAAAGAGTTACAACCAATTAATAATGAAGATGAATTATATTACACAACAATATGTGATAGTTATAACGATTTAAACTTTAGTCAAACTCCTAATCCAATCTATGGTTTAACAGCAAATGGAACTATTTATGAACTTACAGGAGGAAAAAGAGAAGCAAATGTATACACAAGAACATATGGAGCAAATGAGTTTGTAGATGGTAACAATGTTACATACCAAGAACTTATACCATTTTATATGAAAACAAAAGAATTTAAAAATGGTGTATTAAGTAAGAAAAAGTCTTTGTCTGCATTGTGGTTTAATTATGATTTGGCAGAAAATGCAGAAGTTAATATAAAAGTAATTACAGATAGCAATAAAACTTATGAAAAGAAAAAAGCCTTAAGCCCAGGTAAAAATAAAACAGAGTGTGTTCTTATTCCAAATGACATGCAAAATGTAAATAGTTATACTTTTGAAATTTCAGGAAAGGGAGATTTTACTTTGTATGCAATGGAAAGAATAGATAGGACACATTTAAGATAATGTATTTTAGAAGATATTCTAAAAACTCAGATACATTAAAAGAATGGGCAAGGCAACTAAATGTAGTCAACAAAGGAAGTTACCAATTATATCCTACTGTAGAATCTACATTATCACATTGGAAAAGCATTTTAAATAATGCTGTAGGAGTAAATACATTTGATTTAAGTAACAATGCAGATTCTACAATTAATAATTGGAAAGAAAAATTAAATGGAATATATAACAAGTGAAAGGAGCACAAATATGCCAAATACGTTTTTACAAACAAATAGAGTTATGCAGGCAACAAGTAATCCACAGCAAAACATAAATAGTGTTAATAATACTAATACATCTCCTGTACAGCAAAATAATACCGTACCACAAGCACAGCAAACTAGTAATCCAATAACTCCAATAACAATTCCAATACAATTGCAACCTGAAATAGCACAACCTAATAATAATCAATTTGCTCAATCTGCAAATCAAGTTATGACTGGTCTTAATAATGGTATAAATGGATTACAACAGCAAGCAAGTACAGCACCTAGACCACAAGCATATAATCCGCAAAATACTAACACAAATGTAATAGATTTTAACCAAATATATAATAGCTATACAAATAAGTTTGGAAATAACAAACAAACATCTCAAAATTCAAATACTGGAATAGGAGCAAGTGGGATAAAGAAAACTAGTGTTGGAAGTACAATTGTTACTCCTACAATTTCAAATATAAACTCTGTAGAAGGACAATATCAAAGTGCATATTCAGATACCATTAACAGCTTAATTAGTGAAATGCTATCACAAACAAATAAAGGTTTTCAATATGACCCAAACCAAGATGAAGCATTAAAGCTTGCTACAGAATATGCTGCAAATAGTACATTACAGAGTTTGGCAGGTTCAGGCGTTCTAAATTCTACCTCAACAAATGAAAGAGTAGCAAGAATTGTATCTGAATTAATCCCTCAATATGAAGAAAAAGCACATGACCGTTGGATTGAATATTTAGGAAATTTAGCAGATACCGCACAACTAGTAATGAATTATGACTCTCAACAATTTGAACAGTGGAAAGACGCTAAAGATAGAGAATTCGAGAATAAAAAGTTTGAGTATCAAAAGAAACAAAACGAACTTGAAAATGCTTGGAAAAGAGTAGATGAGTTAGGTTATGTAGATAACGAAGCTGCTAAAATTTTAGGTGTGCCAGTTGGAACATTGTCTGGAGAAGCAAGACTTGCTAAAGAACAACAAGAATTTGAGCTTAAGAAAATGCGAGAACAATTAGAATTACAATATGAAAATGATAAAGCTTTATATCAATTAAGAAATGAATTAGACAAAGAAATGGCAGATTATGAATATAACTTAAAAAATAAATATGATAAAGAAATGATGAACTATGAATATCAAATGCAGTCAAAATATGGGTCAAGCTCAAGCTCTAGTAAATCTAATTTAAGTACATATAAAGACATTATAAATAATAGATATTCAGTATATGATGATACTACTAAACAATATACAATAGACAATTCACAAAAGCCAGAAGTTTGGGATTATGTAACAAACGAATACACAGCCGGTCGTCTTAATGATAATGACTATGCTTATTTACTAGCAATGTATGGTTTAAGTGAGCCAACAGACGAAGATAGATTATGGGCAGCAAGAAAAGAATATCTTGACAGTTTATAACAAGGAGGTGCAATATAGTTGATTATAGATGAAGAAGAAAGAAAAAAACGTTTAGAACGTGCAAGACAAATATCTAATTCTATTAATGCTAGGAAAAATACAGTTGATAATTCCAATATGTATACTAATCAAGAATATATTAATAGATTTAATAGAGCAAGAGAAATTTCAAATAGTATAAATCCTAGAAAGAATAATACAATAAGAACTGTTTCTCAAGAAGAATTAGCAAAGTCAGAAGAAAATGGTAAATTTTTTATGGATTTAATTGATAGAAATGTTAATTCTGACGATAGCGAAAAAACAACTCCTATTCAAGAAACAGAAGTATCTAACAATCCTGCAGAAAACCAAAATGAAGTTAATGTAAATAAATTAACTCCTGAACAACAAAAAGAATTACAAAATAAAGTAAAAGAAGCATCTAATGTACAAGCTCCTAATTCTAAAAAAACAGAAATTAGTATTATTAATAATGCAAAAGAAAAAAAGAACTGGTTTCAAGCAAATGAACTTGAAGATGGTTACCAATTTGGAGATATATCTAAAACTATTTTAGGTACAGGAACAGATATAGTACAAGATTTAGCAACTGGTATTTTATCTCCTATAGAAAATGTTTTTGATATTGGTACAAACGTAGTAGCTACTGTGCAGAATATTTTAGGATTTAAAGATGCTGCGAAGAAAACAAGAAACTTCGCAGATAAAAATATTACGCAAAATGTTACTAGTAAAGTGGCAAATGCCAGTACTGTAGGTATGTTATACAACTTAGTAAACGGTACTCCAGAAAAAGTAATTAATCCAGCAGGAATAACTTATGATAAAGATAAGAATATTGTTGAAAATTACGCTAGTGGACTAAATCAATTTATTAATGAAACAGGAGAAAAGCAAGGATATGAAAACTCTTCTGTTCTTGGAACTAATACAGACCAAGTAGTGGAGCTATTTGGTTATACATTAGGCTTGTCTGGAATAGGAGGTAGTTTATCTGCTAAAACTGGAACTAAAACAATAGGAAGTTCTAAACTAGGTGCTAATTTAAGTGGTGGTAATATAGGTTTGAGACTTGGTGGAAAGACTTTAAATTTACCAACATTAGCAATTGCAGGAGGTATGGCAGGTGGATTGCAAGAAGCTAATAGCAAGCCAAATGTATCGGAAGTTGAAAGATGGACAAAAGCATTTATAAGTGGAGGTGTTGAAGGAACTACAGAAGGTATTTTTGGAGTTCTTGGAGTTGGTGGAAATGAGATAACAGATGAGTTTGGTAAAAAACTTGTGTCAAAATTCACATCAAAAGCTGCAAAAACACTAGCTAATTTAGGCGTTAAAATGACTGGAGAAGCTGCAGAAGAATTTTTGTCTTATACAGGAAACTTCTTTGCAGATAATAGAATTATTGACAAGCTTGGAGAAGCAGATTTTCACTATGATTGGAATTGGGCAGATGTATTTGAACAAATGACATTAGCTGCTTTAAGTGCTGGTTTAGGTAGTAGTACAGCAATGATAATAAATTCAAACTCTGCTACTAAATCTGCAGAAGAACAATTAGGAAGAGAACTAACACAAGAAGAAAAGAAAATTGTTACTAAAGCTGTAGTAGATGATTCTTTAAATAAGCAAATAGAACAGATGTACCAAAATGAAGATATTCCACAAAAGCTTTATGTTTCAACATTTAATCCAGATGGAACTATAGCAAATGTGGAAGAAACTAGAGGAAAATCTATAAACAATCCGAACAAAAAGGTTAATGTACAACCTGCTATAGTAAAAACTGGCAATGATATATATACAGTAATAGATACTGAAACAGGTTTAAGATTAGATACTACACCATACAACTCTATGCTAGCTGCAGAAGCAGGTTTTAATAGTAAAATGATTAACTTAAAAGAAAGAGACATCACTGCTATTAATAAAAAAGTCGCTATGTCAGATTATTCTGTAAGAGATGCATTATTAAATACTGCCTATACAATACAAAATGATATTGTACAAAGAAGAAATACTGCTCAAACTTTCCAGAATAATAATACAGACGTTCAAAGTAATGAAACACAAAATATGTCATCTCAAAATGATAATGCCGTTAAAACTAATTCTGACGTTTCTCAGACGAATATGTCTATAACTCCAGACATAATTGAAAGTAATTCGGAATTGAAACAAGATGTACAAACTATGGCTACAAACTTCTTAGATGATTTATCTAATTCTACACCAGGTCAAAGATACAAAACTGGAGATACTTGGACAGGACAAAAGAGAAGTACGACAAGAGAACTAGAAGCAATTAAAGACAATACTGGAGCTTCATGGAATCAAATATCTCAATCATTAGAAGAAATCTCAAACGGCAATATAACTACTCCATTGTCAAGAAAAATAGTTACATATATAGATTCTGCATTAACAGATGGATATAGAAATATTTATGGACAAGATGTGCAGCCAAGTGAAAACTATGTAAATACTAAAAAGAACTTAGGCTTATATAAAGAAACACAAAAAGATAGCAATTATGGTGTAATAGATGATGAAGATGTTAGAGTTTTTGGAGAAAAGATTATTGATAGAAGAAGTGCTAATACAAATTTAACAGGCAACGCAACTAAGTATAATAATATTTCAGAATTAATCGAAGGAGAACGAAAGAAGGCTGAAGATAATTTCCATACTAATATAAAAATAGGAAATATAGACACTCTTGAAAAAACAAACTTTAAAAAAATAAGTGAAAATGAGTACATAAAACTTTCTAAAAAAATATTTAGTGAAAATAATAAAAAAAGAATATTTTTTAATAAAGATTCAGGAATAAATATAAAGGTTATTTTAGAAGATATTAAGGAAAGTGCCTATAAAGCTTACAACAATAAATTTCAAAGTAAATTTTTAAAAGAACATATACAAGCATTAAGTAAAATAGAGCAAATAATATCGAGTGCCAAACAAACTAGTTATGGAGAAGAAACCAAAAATAGGCAGCAATACAAGAATTGGAAATACTATACAAACCAAGTGATTATAAATAACAAACCATTCTTAGTAGAATTTGATGTAACACAAAAAAATGACGGATTTCATTTTAGGCTTCAAAGATTAATAGAGCTTAAAATAAATAAAGGAGATACTGCCTTAGCGTTGCCAAAAGGCGGTGCTAATTCACGGCAATATCTCTGTTAACACTAGTATATCACAGAAAAACAATTCTGTCAAAACTAATGTTAATAATAAGTCTATGCAGAATACAAAAAATAATACAAGAGCAGAAAAAATAAGTATTGCAAATGAATATGACAGCCAAGGAAATAAACTAACTAAGACACAACAAGAATTTTTTAAAGATAGTAAAGTAAGAGATGAAAATGGTAATTTGTTGGTTGTATATCATGGTACTAACAATTTTGGATTTACTGAATTTAAAAGAAATGTTAATTTTTATACAAGTAGAGAAGATGTTGCTAGTACCTATACTGGAAATAATGGCATATATAGAGGTTACCTAAATATTAAAAATCCAATAGTAATAGACGCACAAAAAGAAAAATGGTCAATGATAGATATTGATAATATTAAGATTGTTGGAATTAATAATGTAAGAGAATTTTTGCACGAGCAAGGAGCATCTGTATGGCAAGAAAAAGGCAAAACGAGAACCTCTACGGCAGATTTGGTACAAGCAATATCAGAGGCAATAGATGATGGACAATTAAACGCTGACGGAATTATCATACAAAATATATATGATGAAGGTATTTATAGCAATGGAAAAGCAAAATTAGGCACCGATTATATAACTTTTAAAAGCAATCAGTTTAAAAATATAGATAATCAAAAACCAACCTCTAATCCAGATATTAGATATGAAAAAATGACTAAAACTTCAAATAATAAAACATTAATAGCACAGCACAATACAAGTGAAGAAAAATTATTAGAAGCTTTAGATTTAGGGGCATTACCAGTACCAAGCATTGCTATAACTAAGTATCAAAATCCAGTATTGGAATATGGAGACATTACATTGTTGTTTAATAAAGACACAATAAATCCTACAGACAGACGTAATGTTACATACAATAGCGATATATATTCAACTAGAAAGCCACAAATTGCATACACACTTAATAGAACAAAAGCAAAAGTATTTGAAAATATTGCTAAACAAAATGGTATTAGTTTAAGCTATATTGATATGATAGAAGAGTATATACAGAATAATGATTTTACTAGAGCAAAGGAAATAATACAATATGAATTAGAAAGGTCAAACGATAATGTTTCTGCTCAAGAAGTAGAAAATTTATTTGCTAGTGCAATGGAAATGATAGACCAAAAAAGGATAATGAAAGATGGCGTTGACCCTTATTATCCTGACGGAAGTAGAAAATCATTAACTCAAATGTCTATTGAGTACAACTTAGATAATATCGTTAAATATATGACTAAAAAATCAACACAAGGAAGTGAACATACTTTTAGTACTGGTGTTGCAAAAATTCGAGCTAATATGGCTCAAAAGTTTAAATCAATAGAAGAAATGCACAAAATGGAAAATAATCTTGTAACAGCTGAAGAAATGGAAGAATTAAAAAGCAAATTATATGATGACTTTTATAAATTAACAGAAGAAATTAGCAAATATGATAAGATAGATAGATACTTTGGAAGTACAGATACAATAGCAGAAGCATTAAATGAAGTTGCAAAATCAAGAAATGTAACTATTGATGTTTTAGAAAATGAATTAAGTTATGTTTCTATAGATAATGTGCCTAAGAATGTATTGAAAGATGCAGTTGACTTTTTAAACAGTTTAAGAAATGTACCTACAGAATATTTTGAAGCAAAACCACAAAGGGCTGTTGGATTTGATGAAGTGCAAAAAGCCATTGTTCCACGAAATGCATCTAAAGAAATAATCGACAAATTAGAAAGCAAAGGAATTCCTATTGAATATTATTCTACAGAAAGTGAACGACAACAGCGTATTTCAAATAGTGAAGGTGTTAGATTTGAAAAAGCTATTAAAAATAAAGTTGTATATGATAAAGAAACAGATTCATTAAAATACAATAATCAATCATTATACTTTAGATTTGATAGTAAAGACGGTTTTAAAGGTAAAGACCACAAAAGTGGTGTTTCTATGTGGGAAGATATGGTAGATGATTATATTTATGATGAAAGAAACGAACAAGATTTAAAAACAATATATGGTATAAATGATATTTTAGAAATTAACGATAATGAATTAGAAAAATTGAAAAGAGAAATTGCGGAAGATAATGGTTGGATTACAAATGGTGCATCTGTTTTCAATTTAACAGTTGATGGAATGAGTTTCTTTAGAGAATATGATATTACTCATCATGTAACAGATTATGAAAAAGTACATATTTTTACAGGAACTGAAACAGATTATGGTGCAGATATGGAAGATATCGTGATTCCAGATGTTATTGTATCCGAAATGAGTACAAAAGATTTTATGAATATAGTTGAAAGTACATTAGAACAAAACGAAAATGTAAAAACTATAGATAAAAAAATTCTACAGAATATAGCTAAAAATATAAATATCAACAATCAAGCAACAAATAGATATGAAAAATCCGTACCATATGATGAAAGAACACATGATGACAAGAACTTTATAAATAATGCTAAAGATAACAATTATCTAAAAACGTTATTATCTATAGATTATAATAGAGGTGCTACAAATGCACAAAGTTCTGAGAGATTAATCGAACAAGAAATAGAACTTGTAGAATCTATGGGAGCTTTTGATAATAATATACCAGTGACAAAATTAACTGACATTAGAAAGACTATAGAAAATTACTTAGGGAAGAAAATACTAAAAGGACATTTCAGAGAGCCTGCTTATGGTATATATAAATCTAAAAATGACTTTATAAGAGTAAAAGAGCTTAAAGATATAGACAATATACTTCACGAAGTTGGACATGCCTTAGATTTAGGACAAAGAGTAACAATTAATAAAGGAGAATTGCAAAATGAATTGCTAGAAGCTGTACAAAGACATGGTGGCTACGAGAATGATACAAAGACAGTTCAACTAGAAGAAGGCTGGGCAGAAGTAGTTAGAGTTTATATTATAAATCAATCCTTAGCGGAAAAACTTTATCCTAAGACTTCTTCATTTATAGATAATGTTAGACAGCAAGACAAATCTATTAATGACTTCTTAACTAGAGTTCAAAATCAATTGTACAATTACATACATCAAAATCCAAAAAATAGAATATTAAGTAATATGTCAATTGGAGAACAAACAGATAAAGAACCAATGACACCTGAAAAGTTTAAGAAAAATGCAATGAGATTAATATATGATAAAGATTATTTGTTGAAAGCTACAGTAAATGATTGGGCAAAAATGTCTGGCAAAAAACCTAGTGAAATTGACCCAAGTAGAAATGCTTACATATTAACTAGACTAGCTTCTGGAGTAAACAATAAAGCTGTTTCCATGATTTCAGATGGATATATAGATGTAAATGGCGATAAATTAATGCCTGGCTTAAATAAATTAGGAGAAATATTAAATAATGACCCACAAAGATTTAATGACTTAAGAGCATATCTTGTTGCAAAGAGAGACTTAGAGTACAAAGCTAAATCTTTAAAAACTGGAATTAGAACTCTTGATAGTAAAGCTGTGGTTAAACAATTTGAAAATGATATACAAATACAAGAAGCAGCACAAATAGTATATGATACATTAAATGGAGTTTTGCAGTATGCAGTTAATAATGGATTAATAACACAAGAAAATGCAGATACAATTAAAGAAAGTAATACATTTTATGTACCATTTCAAAGGGTTATAGGTAAAAACCAAGTTGGAAGAAGAGGAACAGTTTCAGAGATAATAAAAGGTAGAACTGGTTCGGAACTTGATATTAAAGATGTTTTAGAAAATATCGTTGTAAATTCTGCAAATATTATACAACAAGTTGAAAACAATAATGTTTTAAGAGCTTTATATGAACAAGGAGAAGAGTTAGGTATGCAAAATGCTATCTTTGATGTTATACCTACACCAGTACAGCATGTAGGAACAGCAACACTATCAACTTGGGAAAGCGAGCTAAAAAAACAAGGCGTAGATGTAGAAAATATAGATTTAGAAAAAACAATAGATATATTTGCACCTAACAACAAAATAGACCAGGAAAATCGAATTACAAGCTTTATAGATACAAATGGAAACAGAGTTTATTTGCAATTTACAGAGCAAGACATATTTAATTCAATTATGGCTTTAGACAAAAATTCTAATAGTTGGTTTTTAAAGTTAATGAGCAAATTAAATATGCCATTAAGATATGGTGCAACTATGGCTAATATTGGCTTTGCAATTCCAAATATGATTGCAGATACTGCACAAGCTGCTATGTATTCAGAAGCTGGATTTATACCAGTTATAGACAACGTAATAGGAATATTAGATATACTAGCTGCTCAAAATAAAACTGTTAGAAACTTCGTAAATAAATATGCTCCTGAACATGCTAAAAAGATAGAGTATCTATATAATATATATCAACAAAGTGGTGCAAGTAGCTCTACACGTCTTTCACAATACAGAAAATCATCACAAGAAATTATGAAAGATATCTATGGAACTAAAAATAGTGAAATGCTAGGAATTAAAGAGTCATTTAAACCACTAAAGAGACTACTTGATATTATGACTTATATACCAGAACTTTCTGAACAATCAACTAGGTTTAGGGTATTTGAAAGAAATTATGAAGCATACAAGAATAAAGGTGGTAGCGAAATAGATGCTAGAACAAAAGCAGCTATAGAATCAAGAGATGCAACACAAGACTTTGGAAGAACTGGTACAGCAATGAGGGAAATAAATCAATTAATACCATTCTCAGCAGCAAGAGTAGGAAGTGTTTATACATTTTCAGAAAAAGTAACGCAAAATACTAAAAAAACTATGACTAGAATAGCTTTACTATCTGTACTTGCAATGCTTATAAAAGCTATAGGATATGACGACAAAGAAATAGAAGAATTAAATCAACGTAAGAAAAATGATAATTTTGTTCTAAATATTGGTGGAACAATTGTAACTATTAAAAAACCACAGGGAGTTTTACGTAGTATTCTTAGCTTAGAAGAGTATGTATTAGATTTAGCGACAGGACATATTGAAGAAGGTAAAGAAGGAGAAATGCTTGGAAAGTGGTTAGAGACAGCATTAATGGACAACTTACCTGCCGATGAAATAGGTGGACTAGTACCTAATGCTATTGCTCCGATAATAGAGAATGCTTACAATAAAGACTTTTATTACAATTCAGATATAGTAAAAAGCTATGATTTAGATTTACCAGAAAGTCAGCAATACTACGATTACACATCTCAGCTAGCAATATTTTTAGGTAAAATATTTAATTATTCTCCAGCTAAAATAGATAACTTAATAAGTGGCTATTTTGGAGGTTTAGGAACACAAGTAACAAATATAATAGACAACATATCTGGAAAACTAGGTTTAAGTGTAGAAAAGCCTGTTATGGGTGCAGAGGATAATGCTATTGGAAAAAGATTTGTAGTAAATGTAAATGAAAATTCCGCTTCTATTGATGAAGTTTATACATTAAAAAACGAATTAACAAAAAAGCTAAATGGTGGAACTATTACATCAGAAGAAAACAAACAGCTAGAGACATTAAAACAGGCTACTTCGGATATGGCAGCATTAAATAAACAAATAAAAGCTATCAAAAAAGATTTAACAATGTCTGGAACAGAAAAAGCAGATAAAATAAGACCTTTACAAGAACAAAAAACAGATGTTGCTAGAAAGGCACTTGGAAAAGACCCTATATTCACAACACGTACTAGTGACTTAGATTCTTTGCAATTTTATCCTAGCAGAGACATATTATCTAAGAATAATTATACTTTGTCTTTGACAGAAGAAATGAAAAAAGAATATGAGAAATTAGCTTATTCACAGTATCAAAAATATAAGAAACAAGGAATATATAGTGAGGAATATTTGGACAAGCTAAAATCCAAGTGTAAAGATTATGCTAAATCAAAAATGATGCAAAAGTATAAAAATAAGTTAACAAAAAGTAAATAGGGGAAAGCTTATGCTTTCTCCTGAAAATGAAAGGAATTAAAGATGGAAAATATAAACTCATTTTTATTAAGTTTAACAGCTATAGTAATGTCATTATGTGGTCTAATAGTAGCAATTAAAAAAACTAAAAAAGAAATAGAAACAGCATTACCTAAAAAAATAAAAAAGCAATGTTCAATAGACTTAGAAATTATTGATAAAATGGAACGAGTAAAAGAAGTTCTTGGGGCTGACCGTGTGCAAGTATACGATTTTCATAATCGGTCGGACATTATGCAAATGGCAGAAGTGCATTAAAAACAAGCTGCAGCTATGAAGTATGTAAAGCTAATATAAAAGCATGTCAAATGTATTTACAGTCTATACCTTTAAGTTGCCTTCCTATTTTTACAAAAGTTTTATTAGATAAGGAAGAATTAAAAATTTATGATTTAGAAGAAATTAAAGACAAAATGCCTGCTACATATACTTTAAAAAAAGACCAAGGAATAAAATCTTTTTACGATATAGTTATTAACAACAAAATGGGAGAACCAATTGGTTTCTTAGCGGTTCAGTATACGCAAAGGTTTAAAAAATCATTTTCAGATGAAGAAAGAACAGAAATGCTACGTTTGAAGTTTTTTATAGAAGAAAATTTAGAAAAAATGGTAGCAAAGAAGTAGGGAGGAGGTGTATATTATGGAATTTATTACAATGGATATGTTTTTAACAGTAGTTGGGTGTTCTACTATAATTACTTTACTTACACAAGTATTTAAAAGATTTTTACCAGAAACTATAGACAGTAAATGGTTAGCATTAGTATTTTCTATTATTGTAGGAATAATAAGAATAGTTTATTTGGCAGATTATAGTTTCGCTGGTGTTGTTACAGGAATAGTAAATATAGTATTACTTTTAGCAATTGCAATTGGAGAATATGAAGTAGTAAAGTCAGCAGGAAGAAAGATATCAGAGTTAATAAAAAAGGAGGAATAAAATATATGTTAAAAGGAATAGATGTATCAGGTTCAAATAGAATAATAGATTTTACCAAAGTAAAAAAAGATAATAACTTTGTTATTTTAAAGTTGGGTAATATTTATGATGATGAAAAATTTTATGTAGATTCAAAATTTGAAAGAAATTATAAAGAATGCCAGAAATTAGGTATTCCAACAGGCATATACATATACAACTATTGTAATTCTGTAGAAACTTTGAAAAAAGAAATTAAAGAAGTTTTAGAGTATTTAGAAGATAGAGTGTTACAAATGCCAATTTATCTTGATATGGAAGATAAAAGCATTAAAGTTGAAGGAAAAGAAATATTGACACAACAATGTATTGAATTTACTAAATTAATAGAAGCAGAAGGTTATAGGGCAGGTATTTATGCTAATTTAGATTGGTTTAAAAACTATATTGATACAAGTAAATTCAACAAAAATGTTTCAGTTTGGGTAGCACAATATTATAAAAAATGTGAATACGAAGGAAAGTA